CTTATTTACCTGCCCTTTTCTGGCCCTTTTCATTTAGTAATTATAACCTGTCTTTTATGTAATAAGCATAAATAACGTTAACAAAGGAATTATAAGCAGGAGATTATAAAATGGCATTAGTTTCACCAGGAGTACAAGTAAGCGTAATAGACGAAAGTTTCTATACACCGGCCGAACCAGGCACGGTGCCAATGATATTCGTTGCATCAGCACAAGATAAAACATCAAGTTCAGGAACAGGAACAGCATCAGGCACAACAGCCGCAAATGCTGGTAAAGTTAATCTAATTACTTCTCAAAGAGAGTTAGCAGAAACATTTGGTGATCCTACATTTACTAAAGATGGTAATAATAATCCTATACATGGTGGTGAACTTAATGAATGGGGACTACAAGCGGCTTACTCTTATTTAGGTGTAGCCAACAGAGCTTATGTTGTTAGAGCGGCAGTTGATACTGGAGAATTAAATGCTTCTGCAACAACACCAGCGGCTAACCCTCCATCAGGAACTTATTGGCTAGATACTGCTAATACAGAATGGGGAGTATTTGTTTGGAATGGTAATGCGTCAACTACTACAGGTGGACAAACATTTACAAAACATGATCCAATAGTTATAACTGACAAAACAAATTGCGTAGGAGGTGTTGCAGGTGCAGTACCTAAAACTTCAATAGGAGCAGTTGGTGATTATGCCATTAATGCTACTACTACGTATAACGATTTATATTTTAAAAAGCATGATGGAACTTGGCAAAAAGTTGCTTCTGCAGGATGGAAACAAAGTAATCCTGCTATAATTGGTGCAACATCAAATCCAACTATTACTAATGGTAAGACTATGACTCTTAATGGTAATAATGTTACTGCTTCAGGAACTACTTTAGATGCTTTAGTTACAGAAATAAACACTAATAATCCACACGCAGGTATTAAAGCTAAAAATCTTGATAACAAATTAGCAATTTATTCAGACGGTTCTCAAGCTGGTCCTTTAGATACTAAAGTGACAATTGTAGACGGTACAGGACTAATGGCAGAAGTAGGAATTACTGCTTCAACTGGTGATGGTTATAAAATACCAGCATACAATACTTCTACTCACACTAACGTTCCAGCATTTAAAGGAACTCTAGGTAATGATGGAATGGCGTCAGGCGCTATTTGGCTTAAAACAACTAGTCCAAATTTAGGTGCAAATTGGAAAGTTAAGAAATTTAATGATACTACTAAACTTTGGGAAGACGTAAGTGCTTCATTATACTCTAGCAATGAATCTGCATTATATAGTTTAGATTTATCTGGAGGAGGAGTAAATCTTCCAGTTGGTACATTATACGTTAATACAGTAAATGGTCAAACTGGCGAAGCTGATTTTAAACTTTTCAGACGAGCAAACACAGGTTCAACAACAATTACATCAAGTGCAATAGCAACACAATTAACAGCGGCTACATATGCAGTTACTATAGAAGAATCAATAGTAGGAGCAGAAGCTCTTGCTTCTAAGACTTTTAGTGTAACAACTACTGCGGCAACTACTGATGCTGATGTATTAGCAGGCGAAATTAATAACGCAAGTTTTACAAATGTTAGTGCTAGTGTTGATACACTTAACAGAGTTGTAATAACTCACAATGATGGTGGAGAAATTAAAATTACTGACACAGATGGATTAATAGCTCTAGCAGGAATAACACAAGATTCAACTAACGTAACATATGAACCAGGTATAGATCCAGCTAGTCCTCCTACTCCTAGAGTATATAGAGGATCTAATTGGGGAGCATTAACACATAATTCTTCTTCAACAGCTCCTACTTCACTTGCAACAGATGGACAACTTTGGTATTCATCTATTGTTGACCAAGCAGATATTATGGAACATACAGGTGCTAAATGGGATGGTTATTTAACTGTAAATGCAAACACAGATCCAGCAGGACCACAAGTTTCTGCTACAGCACCAACTACACAATCAGATGCTACAGCTCTTGTAGATAGAGATTTATGGATTGATTCAAGTGATTTAGAAAACTATCCTAAAATTTCTAGATGGAATGCAAGTACATTAAAATGGGTAGCAGTAGATAATTCAGATCAAACAACAGAAGATGGTATTGTATTTGCAGATAGTAGATCAAGTACAGCAGGCGCAGATGAAACAGATGCTACAATTGTTGCTTTACTAACTAGCGATTTTGTAGATACAGATGCACCAGATCCAGCATTATATCCAAAAGGAACTTTACTTTTCAATACACGTAGAAGTGGATTTAATGTTAAGAAATTTGCAAGAAATCATGTAGACACTACAGCTAACAATTTAAGAATGGGTAGTGCATCTATGAGTGGTTATTATGCTCACAGATGGGTTACAGAATCAGCTAATAATTCAGATGGTTCAGGTTCATTTGGACGAAGATCACAAAGAAAAGTTGTTGTACAATCACTTCAAGCATTGGTTAATGCTAATCAAGAAATTAGAGATGATGAATCAAGAATATTCAACGTAGTTGCTTGTCCTGGTTATCCAGAACTAATAGGTGAATTGGTTAGTCTTAATAATGACAGAAACTTGTCAGCATTTATAGTTGGTGATTCACCAATGAGATTAACATCAGATGCAACGTCATTAAACAACTGGGCAACTAACGTTAGTTCAGCAACTGAAGACAATGACAATGGTCTTGTAACTAACGACGATTATCTTGGAGTGTTTTATCCATCAGGATTTACAAGTGATAATTTTGGTAACAACGTTGTTGTTCCACCAAGTCACATGATGCTTAGAACAATTGCTTTAAGTGATCAAGTTTCATTTCCATGGTTTGCTCCAGCAGGTACAAGACGAGGAGGAATTACAAACGCTAGTTCAACTGGATATATAGATTCAGAAGGAGAATTTGTAAGTTCTCCATTAAATGAAGGTCAAAGAGACACTTTATATTCTAGCAATGTTAATCCACTTACTTTTATAACAGGTGCTGGTTTAGTTAATTATGGACAAAAAACTAGAGCAGGTGGTACTTCATCTTTAGACAGAATTAACGTATCAAGATTAGTAATTTACTTAAGAAGTCAATTAAACAAATTGGCTAGACCTTTTGTATTTGAACCTAATGATAAAATTACAAGAGATGAAATAAAAGCACAGGCAGATAGCTTATTACTTGAATTAGTAGGTAACAGAGCATTATATGACTTCTTAGTAGTGTGTGATGAATCAAATAACACACCTTCAAGAATTGACAGAAACGAACTATATTTAGATATAGCAATTGAACCAGTAAAAGCAATAGAATTTATATACATTCCATTGAGACTTAAAAATACTGGCGAAATAGCTGGTTTATAATAGGATAAATATTAATAGGAGATTATAAAAATGAGTATATCAACATTATCAAAGATTACAGTACCTTTGAGTTCTAATCAAAGTTCTAGTAACCAAGGCCTATTAATGCCTAAGTTACAATATCGTTTTAGAGTAACTTTAGAAAACTTTGGTGTATCTACTCCTACTACTGAACTTACTAAACAAGTTCAGGATGTGATGAGACCTAATTTAAGTTTTGAAAAAACAACTATTGATGTTTATAATTCAAAAGTATATCTTGCAGGTAAGCATACTTGGGAGCCAATTACTTTAACATTAAGAGAAGATGTTGCAAACAATGTTCAAAAATTAGTAGGCGAACAATTGCAGAAACAATTCGATTTCTTCGAACAATCTGCGGCGGCATCTGGAGCAGATTACAAATTTGTAACTAGAATTGAAATAACAGATGGAGCTAACGGAGCCAATGTAGTTAATGTTTTAGAAACATGGGAATTATATGGTTGTTATCTTGATTCTGCAAATTACAATACTTTAGCATATAACACTAGCGAACCAGTAACTGTAACACTTTCTATTGTATACGACAATGCTATACAAACACCACAAGGTTCAGGTGTAGGAACATCTGTAGGAAGAACAGTAAACACTTTAATTACTGGTGGCGGCGCATAATAACAAAATTTAAAATTCCACTAATAGAGGAGGCGCTAAGGCGCCTTTTTTATTCTCTACCCTGTTTTTCTACTCGATAAATACTGTATATGGCAAACTTACTAAACGGATTTTTAGATAACTTAAAAAGTGGTATATTAGGACCTAAAGGTAATTTAGGTGACTTTGCTCATGCGGCTAGACTGTATGTAGATGACAGTTTTAGACTTGCTCCAAAGAGTAAATTTTTATATCACGTAACATTTAACATTAATGATAGTGCTGGTATAACTGATCCACCCTTAACAAATCATAAACATGAATTGAATATGTTAGTAAAACAGGTTGACTTACCTAAATATACAATTGATGTGGATATGGTTCAAGCATATAATAAGAAAAGAAAAATTCAAAAAAGAATTCAATATGATCCAGTAGCTATTTCATTTCATGATGACAATTATGGAGTAACTACTGCACTATGGGAATGTTATTATAGATATTACTTTAAAGACGGTAACTATGGAGACACAATGACAGATGGTTCTCCTGATATGACATCACCACCTGCATATAAAAAACCTTATAATAGAGGATTAACATATATGTCGTCTGAAATGAACAAATTTAATTTTGGATTAGACAATAATAGTCTTGCTCCATTTTTTCACAGTATTCAAATTTATCAAATGGCTAGAAAAACATATACTTGTTACACATTAGTTAACCCTATAATTTCTGGTTGGGAACATGATTCACTTTCTAATGAAGACACAGGTCCAGTACAAAATCGAATGAGAGTAGAATATGAAGCAGTATTTTATAGTCGGGGTCCAGTAAGTCAAGGTAAGGCACCTAAAACTTTTGCCGATCCTGCTCATTATGATAGAACTCCAAGTCCTAATTCATTAAGTGGTGGTGGTACAACAAGTGTATTTGGAACTGGTGGTATATTAGATGGTTTATTTGGTGGAGGAGGTTCAGGACCTAATACTTACATAGGCAGTCAAGGAGGTAAGAGAGGAAAAATGACCTTAGGATCTATCATTAGGACTGCTAATAGAATTAGAAATTTGAAAAAATTAAGTAAAGATGGTTTAAGACAAGAAGGATTTAATATATTAGTAGGAGCAATTGGTAAAATAGGACAAACGGCAGATGCTTCTAAAGGTGTTGCAAATACACATCTTGGAAAATCTATTAATAGTGTTAGAAGTGGAGTAGTAAAAGCAATCCAAAAAACAAACAAACTCATATAGGATAAATTTATGGCATTACCTAATACAAACATACCAAATGAATCTAAAGACAGTTCAGCACCTGTTAAAGAATTTTTTAATAAATTTTTTACTGATCCTATAAATTTTCCTAGCAACCAAGTAGATGCAGTTGTTGGATTTTTTGAATCTAGAGGCTTTGATAAAGTTGCTAGTAGAAGTACTGCAACAGTTTTATTACAACAAGCTAAATTAGATGGTGTTAATGTTTTTGAATTAGTTGACACATTAAAAGGTGTAGAATCTGCTAAACTCAGTTTTATGGTTACTGAAATTCTTAATCATAATAGATCAAAAATATCAACGTTAGGTTATAAAATTACAAACCCAAACGAGTCTACTGAAAAAAGAAATATAGTGGTGTAAGTCCATGAAACGTTATATTAATGGTAGATTCAATCCAAAGAATCCTAGCAAATACATAGGTAATAGATCACCTTTATATAGATCAAGTTGGGAATTTGCTTTCATGAGATTTTGTGATGAAAGTCCTAGTATTAGCAAATGGGCCAATGAAGCAATTAAGATACCTTACAAACATCCTTTCACAGGAAAATTTTCAATATATGTTCCTGATTTTTTTATAGCATATACAGATAAAGCAGGTAAAAGTCATGCAGAAGTTGTAGAAATTAAACCAGAAAATCAAACTAGAAAAGAAAAATTAGGTGAAAGCAAAGCTAACAAAATACAATATGTTATTAATCAAGCTAAATGGAATTCCGCTATGGCTTGGTGTAAAAATAAAGGTTTTAAATTTAGAGTAGTAAATGAAAAAGACCTTTTCCATACTGGAAGACGCGGTTAAAATTCTAAATAAATATAGTAGTATATAATATGACTAAAAAATTAGAAGAACTTTTAAACTTACCTGAATCTCAATCCATAGTAGATGAAGATAAAGCCAATGAGAAACAGGCTAAAGTTAAAGCAGAAGCAGAAAAAGAACAAATAACTACCAAAAGAGATATAGCAGAACTAGACAAAATAACTGCCGCTTTACCTAGAGTAGACGGATTAGGTTCATTAGGTGATACAGAATTAAATGATATTAGTTCTAAAGCCATAGATGCATATGAAGATTTAATGGATTTAGGTATGAACGTAGAAAGTAGGTACTCTTCTAGAGTGTTTGAAGTAGCAGGACAAATGCTCAAAACAGCCCTTGATTCCAAGGTAGCTAAAATAGACAAGAAGCTTAAAATGGTCGATTTACAGTTAAAGAAACAAAAACAAGACTCTAAACAAGGTACAGAAGACACTTCTAGCATAGTACAGGGCGAAGGATATGTTATATCTGACCGTAATAGTTTATTAGAGAAACTTAGAAAACTGGATAAATAATACGTATGCAAATAGATTTTAAAAAATATATAGCAGAAAGTAAAAAAACTTACAATTTTAAAGTAGGTTTAGCAGGTATGTTAGCAGATGATACTGGTGATAGACTTGAATCTTTAATGCAAAAATTTAGTGTAGTTAACATGAGTAACGGTAAAAAAACACCTATTCAAAAGAAAGCATTAGATTTCCCTGCATTAGAAAATACAGAAGTTACATATTTTGACATTGAAGTTGAATATCCAACAACTACTTCTGTCCTTGAGCAATACTTAAAAGATTCATTAGGACTACCTGCTAATCATGTAGTAGTTAGAAAACCTGGTGATCCTTTAGTTGCTATACAAGAAGAACCTAAAGCAAATGGAGATAAGAAAGCAAATTTAGAAAGTGACTATCCTAAAAGTGATTCTGCCGCAACAAAAACAGCAGGAGATTCAAGAGTAATGGAACTACTTAAAGAATTAGAAAAAGTTAGAAAAGATAGAGATGCACCTGATGCCGCTAAAGATGTTAAAGTTAATCCAGAAGGCAATAAAGGAATAATGGAGAAATAAAAATGGATATTAGTGATTTTAATATTAGAAAACATATAGAAAAGATAGACAAGATTCAAACTAAAGAACAGTTGAAAGAAGAAGCCGACAAAGCAAATATAAAAGAAGCGGCTCAAATTTCTATTGCTGGCGACTCTGCAGACGAAGTTAATAACTTAATGCAAATTTTTAGAAATGCAGGTGTACAAGCTCCAGCTTCTATGTCACCTTGCGGAACAGAAGTTACACCAGACATGATTAATCAAGAACCAAAAGCTGATGAACCAGAAACTGGTGATGAAACATTAGATAAAATTTTAAGTCCTGAAGATGAACTAGCTTCAGAAGAAACTAAAGACGAAGTACCTGGTCAAGCAAGTACTACACCTGATCCTAAATATCAAGATGCACAATATATGACAAAAGATATTGCAGGTGGTATTAATAAAGCTAAAAAAACATATCCTAAAGTATCAGATGGTGATAATCCAATGGCAGTCAAAGAAAGACTTATTTCGGAATACCAAATGTTTAAAAATAAAACAGAACCTCGTGGAACTGTAGTTACTGACGATATGATTAATCAAAAATCAACGAAATAGACCCCCGAATATAATATTTCCTCCCCATAATCCACAATAAATACTGTTATGACAATGAGAAGTTTGGACGGTGTGTTAACTAAAAAGGCACATTTAAAAGAAAAATATACAGAAGAACAATTAAATGATGTCACTAAATGTGCAGATCATGACTTAGGATATAAAGTTTTTGCTAACAATTTCTTTTATATTCAACATCCTGTAAGAGGTAAATTATTATTCCAGCCTTTTGAATATCAAGACAAACTATTACAAAGTTATCATTTACATAGATTTAATGTTAATATGTTACCTCGACAATGTGGAAAAACTACTTCAGCCGCTTGTTATCTATTGTGGTATGCAATGTTTCATCCTGATCAAGTAATATTAATTGCCGCACATAAATTTGCAGGTGCTCAAGAAATTATGCAACGTATCCGTTATGCATATGAATTATGTCCAGATCATATTAGAGCAGGGGTAATAAATTATAATAAAGGGTCAATGGAATTTGATAATGGTAGTAGAATAGTAAGCACAACTACAACTACAAACACTGGAAGAGGTATGGCAATTTCATTATTATATTGTGATGAGTTTGCTTTCGTAAATGCAGGAATAGCCAGAGAATTTTGGACTTCAATTTCTCCAACATTAGCAACAGGAGGTAAAGCAATAGTTACATCAACACCTAACTCTGATGAAGATGTATTTGCAACATTATGGAAACAATCTCAAGACAAATTCGATGAAAATGGTAATGAATCAGAATTAGGTTCTAATGGTTTTTATGGTTTTACTGCTGGATGGGATGAACATCCTGAACGTGATGAAGTTTGGAAACAACAAGAATTAAGTAGAATAGGTGAAGAAAGATTTAGACGAGAGTACGGTTGCGAATTTTTAGTTTATGAAGAAACTTTAATTAATAGTATTTTCTTATCAACGTTAGAAGGTAAACAGCCAATATTTAATATGGGGCAAACACGTTGGTATGAAAAAATTAATAAAGAAAGCACTTATGTAATAGCATTAGATCCTGCAATGGGTACTGGTGGAGATAATGCCGCCATTCAAGTTTTTGAATTACCATCCTATAACCAAGTTGCAGAATGGAAACATAATACAACTGCTATACCACAACAAATTAGAATTCTAAAAGACATAGCAAATTATATTAAAGATGAATCAGAAAATCCTAATGGTTCAAATATATATTGGAGTGTAGAAAATAATACAATAGGCGAGTCAGCATTATTAGTAATTCAAGACTTTGGTGAAGATTCTATACCAGGTATGCTTGTAAACGAACCTATTAGAAAAGGTCATATTAGAAGATTTAGAAAAGGATTTAATACAACTCATAAAACTAAAGTTGTTGCCTGTGCAAGATTAAAATCAATGATTGAAAGAGGTAAGATGAAAATTAATAGTAAGCCTCTAGTTAGTGAACTCAAATCATTTATAGCATCTGGTGTTACTTACAGAGCTAAAACAGGTGAGCATGATGACCTAGTTAGTGCATCATTATTAGCTATGAGAGTTATTCAAGTACTAAAAGATTGGGATCCTAAAATATATACGTCTTTCAGTCAAGCAGATGAAGATACTACAGAGAGGGTTATACCACTACCAATTTTTGTTAGCCACGTTAATTGATAAATACTGCATATGAACACAGAAGCAATAGCAAACGATTTATTCAACAAAGTTAGAGGTCGATTCCCTGCTGTTACGTTAGGGGATAAAGAAGGCAATGTGACTAATGAACCTACACAGGCCCGTTATTTTGACTTTGATTTTAAGGAGGCAGGAAAATCGTTAGGAAAGGTAAGTATTAGTATAGACGAGAAAGATGGTCTTGTAATACTACATAATACGGATTTTATAGAAAATTCCGACGAGGTAGTAAAGCATAAATGGTTTGAATTTCTTAAAGAATTAAGAAATTTTGCTAAAGCTAGAATGCTTAATTTTGATACAAGAGATATTACAAAAAGTAATCTAGAAAAAAGAGATTATGATTATTTGAGTAAATCTCGTAAAGAAGAAGGAGAAAGTGTGAGCGAATCTAATATATACGGAACAACAAAAACTAGTTTTCAACCTATTGGAAAAGCACGTTTAGTTATTAAACATTCTGCCCCAGTAGACATGACAGTTGCTGGTGGAAGATCTCACAGAATAGAATCTATATTCATAGAAAGCCCTACAGGAGAAAGATTTAGATATCCTCTTAAACATCTTAATGGTGCTAGAGCAATGGCACAACATATTTCCAATGGTGGAGTTCCTTATGATGACTTTGGAAAACATATTTCAGGATTAAGTGAAGAACTTAATCAACTTAAAAAATTTAAATCTTATATAAATCGTTCAGCTGTAATGGCAGAAGGACTTTCAGGCTATCTAAGTATTGTAGATGAAAGAATAGAAGAAGTTAAAAATTCCTGCCAAAAATTACAAAGAAGTTCTTATTATAATAACGCTGTTAAAGACTTTGTAGCAAGACAATACGAAGAAGTACCAGAAGAACTTAAACAAAATTGGATAGACGAATTAACAATTAAAACTTTTAAAGAAGAATTAGAAGATGTATTTCCTTACATATACAAACTAATAGGTGAGAAAACAAAAACTCAAGAAGTTACAGCAGAAGATTTTGAAGAAGCAGGATATCAAGGAGAAGTAGAACCACATATGCATCAATTTGATTTATCAGGTGACTTTGATCAAGAAAGAGGTGTATCAGATATTGACGCACAACAAATTCAAAAACAATTAGCAGATTCAGGTATTACAGCAGAAGTTCATACAGACGAAATGAATTTTAAAGGTGTTCATATTCACACAATGTCATCTAGAGAAGAAGTAGAGAAAGCATTAGGTGACATAGTAGAACGTATTGGCGGTATAGAAGATTTTGAAAAAATAATGAGTACTATTGTAGGTGAAGCAGAAAATGGTTTATTTTCATCTGATCCAACAGAAGCCAAACAAGCATTAGTAAAATTAAACAATTTAATGGGACGACATTTTCCTGCAGGAGTAAATGGTGTTAATGGTGTAGAAAGTTTACAAGGCGTTATAGATGACAAAGAACTAAACGACCAAATAGTTTCAATGGGTAGAGAAGATAGTGATGCCTGCATTAGAGGAACAATATTAAATTATATCAAAGACAAAAGACCAGACATGGCTAATAGTATTAATACAGGTGATATGGAACCAGAAGAAACATTGACTTGGGAAAATATTAAACCTTATGTATCTGTACAAAGAGATGATAAAAATAAAGTTCAATATCATGTATTAGACAAAGATGAAAAAGATATATTTGTAACACATGATTCTAAAGAAGCAACACAATTTTTAAGAAAAAATTGGAAAGATTTAAGACAAGGTACAGCAAAACCAGAAATGCCAGCGGGTTGGGAAGATGACGATAAAGGTGTTGCTGTTATGAAAGGCCCAGATGGCAAAATTAGTTTAGAACCAAAAACTGATGAACCAGAAGAAGAACCAAAAGAAGATCCAAAAAATTTAGATGAATATATAAAAAGCTTCTTTGATTATACAACTAATAGTTTTCCAAAAGGAGAAACAGGTCTTTTGACATCAGTGCAAAAGAAATTTGGTGATGAACACGTAAGAAATGCTGAAGCTATAATCCAAAAATTAATGTTGGGCAAAGATAAAGAAATTAATAGAATAAAAAAATTAGCCGGCGTATAATCCTAAACAACTATCCAAAAAAAATACTTGACTAAATAAAAAAGTTAATATAGTATTGACATTATGTTCGTCTTGTGCTACATTAACAATAAGGCACAATTAACAAAGGCTAAAAATAGGAGGCTTAATTATGGCAACATTAGCAGACATTCGTGCTAAACTTAAAGAACAAGAAGCACGTTCAGGCGGAAGCCGATCAGGCGGGGACAACGCCATTTTTCCATTTTGGAATCTAAAAGAAGGAGAGCAGGCAACTGTTCGTTTCTTGCCGGATGGAAATAAAGAAAACACTTTTTTCTGGAAAGAGCGATTGATGATTAAATTGCCCTTTCAAGGAGTCAAAGGTGATACAGACTCAAAACCAGTACAGGTACAAGTACCATGCATGGAAATGTATGGAGAATCTTGTCCTATACTAGCTGAGGTTAGAGGTTGGTTTAAAGATCCTAAATTAGAGGATATGGGAAGAAAATATTGGAAGAAAAGATCTTATATCTTTCAAGGTTTTGTCGGAACAAATCCTTTAAACGAGGAAACTACACCAGAAAATCCAATTAGAAGATTTATAATTGGACCACAAATTTTCCAAATTATCAAGGGTGCATTAATGGATCCTGATATGGAAGATTTGCCAACTGACTCAGTCAATGGTGTTGATTTTAGAATAATCAAAACTAGTAAAGGTGGTTACGCAGACTACTCAACTTCATCTTGGTCAAGAAAATCTAGACCGTTATCTGAAGAAGAAACTAAATCAATTGAACAAAACAATTTGTTTAATTTGAGTGATTTCCTTCCAAAGAAACCATCAGAAGTTGATGTTAAGGTAATCAAAGAGATGTTTGAAGCATCTGTGGATGGCGAAGCATATGACCAAGAAAAATATGGTCAATACTTTAGACCAGCAGGTATTGGTTCTAGAACAGGAGATCCTGTAGCAGTTCCAAAATCAAACACACCGGCTCCTGAGAGCAACAAAACTCAGGAAACATCTACGGCTAATACTAGTTCTACTAAATCATCACAGCAGAATAGTAAGGCTGAAGACATACTGGCAATGATAAGAGCAAGACAACAAAAGTAGTATGAAATTTATGGTGGGGATTTAATTCCCCACCGTAGTTAGGAATTAAAAATGGCAAACAAAGCATTTGACGTATCAAAGTTTAGAAAAAGTATAACAAAGAACATTCAAGGACTAGGCATAGGTTTTACCGATCCAACAGATTGGATATCTACAGGTAACTTTGCATTAAATTATTTAATATCAGGAGATTTTAATAGAGGTATTCCATTAGGAAAAGTAACTGTATTAGCAGGTGAACCACAAGCAGGTAAATCTTATATAGCATCAGGTAACATTGTTAAAGCGGCACAAGAACAAGGAATTTTTGTAATTTTAATAGATTCAGAAAACGCTTTAGATGAAAAATGGTTACAAGCATTAGATGTAGATACAGATGATAAGAAACTTTTAAAATTAAGTTTATCTATGATTGATGATGTAGCAAAAACTATATCAACATTTATGAAAGATTACAAAGAACAATATTCAGAAAATAAAATAGATGCACCAAAAATTTTATTTGTAGTTGATAGTTTAGGTATGTTATTAACACCTACTGATGTTAAACAATTTGAAGAAGGCGATATGAAAGGTGATTTAGGACGAAAA